CCTCGTGGTGCTTGCGTCTGAGGAGCACGCGCGGCCAAACGTCCAGAACTTGGCCGCGCCGCGGCCGCTCGGGCCCGCCGATGATTCGCCAGAAATCGCGCATTCTAAGCCCTCTGCACCCATCCGTAGTTGGCGTCATCGTCGAATCGCGGATTGATGACGCACTCGGGCCACGAAACGACCCAATCGACGGCCGCAACGGCCTTGCGGGCCTGTTCCCGGAGACGATCGTAAGCTTCGTCGTCCCCGGCAGCCGATGCCGCGTCAAACGCTGCCCTGTCCGGCATTCCCGGGCACTCAAGTATCAGGTGGAACTCCCCGAAGAAGTGGGGATCCATTCTATTTATCAACTCGGAACCGGACAGTCTGACCTCTCGCCGCATTTATGCTTCCTCCTGCTTCCGCCGGCGGAGGCGAAGCCGCCCCAGCCGCGTTAGATGCATTCTGAGGAAGCGCCCGGGCTCACCGGCCCGCGCGCTTTCGGCCGCCATGCGATCCAGCCACCGAATGGATCGCGAAGCAGTCATGAGCAACCAAACCATCGTACATGGCGTCCTCCTTCTAAAAGAATCATAACACGGGACGGGCCGGATGTCAAGCGGAAATATAACGGAAGGAATAAGTGCGTTGTGGCAATGGATTTGCGCGCACGCGTAGGATCTAACGTCGGCGACCAGCACCGGCAGCATGCACCGCACGCCGCACCGCACGCGCCGAGGATCGGGACCGGGGGGCAGCGCCTCGCAATGCTGGGCACCGGCACGCCGTCTGCCTCGGCCCAGCCCGACCCGCGCCGACCAGCACGCCGAGGGCCACGCCGGCCAGAACGCCCAGAACCACCGCGCCACGCCCAAGCCCGCCGACCCGCTCGCCCAGCCGCCGGCCACGTCGGCCAGCCCAGCCCGCGCCGACTGCCCCGCCGAGCCGCTCGGCCCAGCCCACGCCGGGCCGCTCGGCCCAGCCACCGCCCACGCTGGCCAACGCCGCCGAGGGCCAAGCCCAGCCCGCCACGCCGAGCCGCTCGGCCACGTCGGCCAGCCGCTCGGCCCGACCGGCACGCCGACCCGCTCGGCCGCCCCGCCGACCGCCACGCCGAGGGTCACGCCGCCCGCGCCGCCGCCGAGCACCTCGGCCCACCATGCCAGACAAGCCCGCCCCGCCGCGCCGCCAAGCTCGGCACGCTCGGCCGCGCCGACCGCCGAGCCCAGCCCGCTGCTCCGCCGCGCCGAGCCGTCGGCCGCGCCCGGATGATGACCAGCCCAGCCGACCGCCACGCCCAGACCGCCCCGCCGACCGGCCCAGCACGCCGACACGCTCGCCAAGCCGCTCGGCCCAGCACGCCGACCGCCACGCAGGGCCTGGACGCCGAGGGCCAGCACGCCCAGCCGCTCGGCCCAGCCCGACACGCCGCCCGCATTCGCTCGCCCCACCCCACCCGCAGCACGTCGCCCAATGCAGCGCTAGAATCTTGCCCACACCCCGCCTCCGCCCGGCGTCCGCGAATCAGTGCTAGCCCCCTCCGCCATGTCTGTCGCTTGCCGTGTTAGGCTTGCGCTGCGCGCAACACTGTTGCGCTTTGGTTGTCCGGTGTTAGGCTTGCGCTGCGCGCAACAGTGTTGCGCTTTAGTTTGTTGGTGTGGTATGATTGTGGCATGGAGATACGTCCTGGCGATGGCAGTTGGCGTGATGTGCCTGTTGGTGGGGGTGATTCTGTTGTTGAGCCGGAGGTTCGCAAGCGGGTATTTCGTGGTGGTATCAAGCCGGTTGGTGAGCGTGGTCGCGTGCGTGAGATCGACAGTGAGACGGGGCAGAAGGGGTTTTGGCGGTATCGGCTGGAGGATGTTTACCATGCGGCGTTGTGGGCGTTGGCGAATAAAGGTCGGGCGATGAAGGAGGATGAAGCTCCGTTTGCGTTGGCGTGGAATCTGTTGGAGTTATTGCGGAGTGACAAGGCGGTTGAGAAGGCGTTGTGGTTGAAGGTATTGGATTTAGCGGCTCGTGGGCGAGAGAATGCGATTGGAGGTGGTGTTGTTGATGATGGGGAGGCGTTGATTGTGCTGGAGCGGTTTCTGGGGCGGCACGGGGTTGAGCGTAGCGAGGATATGCGTGGTTTGGAGTCTGAATGATGCTGCTGGAGCGGGCGGTTGGGCAGAGTGTTCGTGAGCCTGGCTGGGTTCGGTCGGCGTGGCGGTGGGTTCATGGGGAGCGGGAGAGGATTCTTGGGGAGTTGCCGTATTATCGTCGCGTTCCGAAGGATGCTGTTGGGAATGCGCGGTTTCGGATGGAGTGTATTTCGGCTGGGCGGCGGAGCGGTCTGTTTCGGCGGCAGTTGTACATGGCGTGTTCTCGGGACCCGCTGTTTTACCTGAATGTTTTTGGGTGGACGTACGATCCGCGGTTGCCGGATGCGCCGCTGGTGCCGTTTGTGACGTATCCGTTCCAGGACGTGGCGTTGATGCTGCTGGTGGAGTCGATTCGTGATGGTCGCAGCCTGCTGATTGAGAAGTCGCGTGACCAGGGTGCGTCGTGGCTGTGTCTGATGGCGATGGAGTGGTACTGGCACTTTCGGCCGTGGCAGAGCTTCCTGCTGGCGAGTCGGAAGGAGGATTACGTTGACAAGACTGGGGACATGGATTCGCTGATGCAGAAGCTTGATGCGGTTTTGCGGTTGCAGCCGAACTGGCTGCGTCCGCGGCGTGTCGAGCGCAACGTCCTGCACATGAAGAACTTGGACAACGGCTCGATGATTGACGGCGAATCGACGAACAGCGACCTGGGGCGTGGTGGGCGGCGTACGGCGATACTGCTCGATGAGTTTGCGGCCGTTGAGAACGGGTACGAGGTGTTGAGTGCGACGGGGAACGCGACGAACTGTCGGATTTTCAACTCGACGCCGAAGGGTACGGGCAACGCGTTCTTCGACATGCGGAACACGTCGATTCGCGTGCTGACGCTGCCGTGGACGCTGCATCCGGTTCAGAGGCGGGGGCTGTATGTCGGCCAGGATGGGCTTGTGCGGAGCCCGTATTACGACCGGCGGGTTGATGAGGCGGCTCACCCGCGCGAGGTTCCGCAGGAGCTTGACATCGACTACTCGGCGTCGGACTTCGAGTTCTTCGAGGGTGCGGTCGTTGATCGGCTGTGCGTTGAGACGGCTCGCGATCCGCTGGCGCACGGCGACCTGGTTCTGAGTGAGAATCGCTGGCTGTTCAATGACGGTCCTGTGGGGGACCTGTCGCTGTGGTTCTATCCGGTGGGGCCGCACGATTCTGGCCGCCTGGACGACCTGGTTGTCGGCGTGGATGTCGCGGCTGGCAGTGCGGTGGCGTCGCGAGGAAGCAGCAACAGCGTAGCGAGCGTGGTGAGCCTGAAAACGGGCGAGAAAATCGCCGAGATGGTTTCGTCCACGTCGCTGCCGCACAAGTGGGCGGCGAAGTGTGTTGGGCTGTGCCGCTGGCTGGGCGGCAATCCGATCCTGATCTGGGAAGCGAATGGGCCGGGCACGATTTTCGCTCAGGAGGTGGCTGCGGCCGGGTACGTCAACGTGTTCTGTCGCACGCTCGGCCAGCAGGGGTGGTTCAGCACGCGCGACACGAAACGCGACCTGCTTGGCGCGTACCGGAAAGACCTCGCCTCCGGGGCGTTCGTGAACCGCTCCCTCATGGCGCTGCGCGAGTGTCGGGACTACGTATACAGCCGGTCGGGAAGCGTGACGCACAGCCGCAGCGAAAGCACTCCGGATATGTCTGGGGCGCGCGACAACCACGGCGACCGCGTAATCGCCGACGCGCTGGCCAACTGGGTGCGGAGGCAGTTCGAGACTGGCGGCCTGATGCAGACGGCCGACCGCGACCAGAATCCGCCCGCCGGTTCGCTGGCGTGGCGCAGGCTGGAGCGAAAACGTGGCGCAATCCGAGGAATATCGTTGACAGGCACGCCGCGCGCGTGATATAACACGAACGTCCGCATGGACGTGGGCAGCCGCGTCGGGTTCCCCCTCCTTTCCCGGCGCGGCCTTTGCGGCCGAGAAGTTCTCGCGCCGGTACTGCCAGCATCGGGCTGGCGTCTGCGGTGCAAATCCGCAGGGCCGCTTATACACGGGCTCCACGATGTGGAAATGCACACAATCTGCTGCTGATGAGCGCGAGGCGGACTCGCCACTTCCGACCTGGCGCGACTTCGTTGAGGCGTTCCCGAAGCCGAGCCGCATCATGGCACCGTTCCGGTACTACGGCGGCAAGGGCCACCTGGCCCGCCGGCTCGTTCCACTCCTGCCGCGCGGGCAGGTCTACGTCGAGCCGTTCTGCGGCGCGGCGTCCGTGTTCTGGCATCTGCCTCGGCCGTATCCGGTCGAGGTTCTGAATGATCTCGACGAAGACATCGTCGGCGTGTTCCGGGCGCTTCAGGACAAGCATGAGTTCGAACAGCTTGCGCACCGGCTGACCTTCACGCCGTACAGCCGTGCCGAGTTCGTTCGAGCACTGCGGACGCTGCGAGACCCTGACGCCACGCCGCTCGACCGAGCGTGGGCGGCGGTGGTCGCATTCAACCAGTCTCTAGCTGGGTTGGCTGAACGACCAGGAGAATGGGGACGAGTGTTCGGGTCGGCCCGCGGCATGGCCAGTACGTCAAGCTTTTGGAGATCCAGACTCAGAGTGCTCCAAGTGTGGCACGATCGCCTGACTCGCGTGCAGCTTGATTGCCGTGACGCGCTGGAGGTCATCCGATACTGGGACAGTCCGGATACGGTATTCTATATCGATCCACCGTATTCCCCATCAACCAGAGTGCCTGGAGAACGTCAGGTTTATCGCCACGAGTTCACCGATGCTCAACACTCCGCATTGATCGACACCCTTCTACAGCTAAAGGGCAAAGCGGTCGTGTCCGGATATCGCACGTCTCTTTATGACCGATTGGACTGGCCACGGATCGAGGTCCGAACAGCGTGTTCCGGCAGCAACCACAACCGAGGAACGAAGATGTGCGGTAAGGGGGCTGGAATCCGTCACGTCCCGCGCACCGAGGTACTATGGATTTCGCCGTCGTGCGTGGCGATGCTGCCGTGGGGGGCATCACAATGAGCCAACACCCAAGCCCCGGGAGGGGCCAAGCTCTCCGCGAAAATCCACCCTCAGCCGCGCGTTGCGGCACCGGGGCTGGGTGTCTTTTGGAGATCGAACGATGAAGAAACTGCTCGCATGTCTCGCCTGTCTGCTGCTGGCCGCCGCGGCCTCGGGCCAGGTGCACTTGACGTACGTCGTGCCGAACAACGGCACACAGTACCAGATCGACAGCCCGAGCCTGTGGGAAACGTGTGTCTCGGTGCCGAAGTCGAAGCCCGGTGCGTACGTCTGGGTGGTCGTGCAGGCTGAACAGGCGAACGTCAGCTTCGACGGCGTTCAACTCTCGCTCGACTGCGGCCCGTCGGGCGGCCCGTACGCGAACCCGTGGACGGGCTGGCCGCCGACAATCTGGCAGTACACGCCGTTCCCGACCTCATGGTACTACCAGCGTTCGAACTACCCGAGCGGGCCCGAGGTTCTGGTTCGCACGACGACGTTTCCGCGTCAACACATGCCACTGCGTGGCGACAGCCGCTCGCTCGGGCTGGTGAGATTTCAGGTGCCGCCGGTGCCGGGCACCTACCGCGTGCGGATGCTGGGCGGGGAGTACCAGTACTGGCCAACGCAAGTGACGCTTCAAGGCGCGCCGCTGGCGACGCGCTATCAGGAGCTTGTAATCGTGGTGCGGCCGTGAGCCGCAAGGAGATCAAGATGACTGCTGACCAGGTGGACATGGTGGTGACGCGCCACCGGGGCGCGGCCGAGTGGGTGGCAAGCCAGTGGGGCGGATTGCTCTCGGACGACGGCAGCGAGATTTTGCTGCCGGCGGACGGAATCCCGGTCTACGCAGAGGCCGACGAACAACTTGTGGCCGGCCGCACCGTGGTCGGCAACTTGCCGCTCTGGCTCGCGTCAAAGTGCCGAGCGGTCGGTGCGATCGAGTTCGATGGCGCCCCCCCGCGCGGCGCGGAATACACGGCCGCCGACATGGACAAGGCCGGTGCGAGGATTCGGTGGTACACCGTTGAAATGTTCGAAGAATCTGACGATGATGACGGTGGCGAGTAGCATCCAGCAAGGAGACCGTAATGTTGGCGTTCTTCCTTGAGTTTTGGTGGAACCTTACTGGCGTGTTCCAGTATGTGATGATGGGGAGCGAAGGATGACTCGCGCAGAGCACAGGCTGGCGCATACGATTGCGATCGGCCTGTACATCCTGAGCTTCGTGGTGCTTGGCTTCGTGGCGGCGTGGTGTACCGTGTAGCGCCACGCCACGCGTTGTTCATGGCTTACTGCTGAGCTTCAGCGGCGAGGGCCGCGTCTGGCCCCCGTTACCAACAAAACGGCCATTGGCGGCTGATGCTACAGCCGTGGCGACACCTGCCGGACAGCGGACACGGGCACCGACTCGTGAGACCGCGCGTGTGGCGTGACAAGCCGGGAGAGACCGGCGGCCTTTCCTGCCAGGAGCCGCGCATGAGATGTATCGCCGTTCTGGTTGTTTTCGCAGCGATGGGGTGCTCGTACCCGGCCAACCCGCACACCCGCTTCCGTTACGGACCCGCCGAGTTCTTCGACTCGAAGGACAATGATGTTGAGGTGGTCGGCCTAGAAGTCGAACCGACCAACGGCACATACCGCGTCGAACGCCTGACCATCCGCAACAACGCCTCGGACGTGCGGCGAGCGAACGTCGAACAGATTCAGGCTTACACCGAACAGGTCAAGGCATTGACCCAGATGATCGGCGACCTCGGACAGGTCGTCAGGGCAATCGCGCCGTACGCCTCGCCGGCGGTGACGGCAACGGTGCCGACGCCGCTCGGCCCGGTCGAGATCAGCCGCACGCCGACGACGAGACCGGCCGATGAGTAGGCTGCGATTCCTTCTGCTGGCGGTCACCCTGTGCGGTTGTCAGGCTCGCACCGAAATAGAGCCGCTTCGCGAGGCCGTTGCGGCGCTGGCGTCCGACGTGCAGCGCGTCGATAACCGCATCGGCGACATCAAGGCCAGGGTCTCGCGCGTCGATCAGAGCGTCAATAACTACGACACGTGGACGCTGAGGTTCCAATCTGTCGCGCCATGGTTGCTTCTCGCCCTGCCGCTCCCTTATATTCTCGGCAAAGGTATCTGGAACTTCAGTGCGAGGGTCGTCGGTGTCGCCAAGTCAGGCAGGGAAAGATCAGAACGCCGCAATGGAAAATCGCAAGCCTCTCGCCGAATGCGCTGACAGGCTGGAGCGGCTGGATCGGGCCATATTTGGGAACGGAGAGACCGAGCACTCGCTGTTGTGGCGCATGGCGAATGTTGAACAGGCGATGAAGGTGCATGGTCGTCTGATGTGGGCGACAGCCGGGATGGTCGCGACGATGTTTTCTCGGCTCGTAGCGGCTGTGCTGGAAAGCGCCATGAAGGCAATCGGGAATGGCTGATGCACTGGACAACATTGACCGCCTCCAGCGGGCACTTGAATACAGCTACGACCGGCTGGAGCCGTTTCGACTGAGACGCCGCACGGCCATCGAACAGTACGTTGGGGCGCATTACGGCGACCACAACGTTCGGGCCCGCGTCCCGATGAACCTAATCTCGCTGGCGGTCACGACCTGGGTTCGCCAGCTTGTGGCTCGCAACCCGGCCGTCAAGGTGAAAACGACCCTGCGTGCGGCCAAGCCCATTGCGTACACGCTTGAACTCGTGCTGCGCAAGTCCTTTGCCAGAATGGGGCTGAGCGTATCGCTGCGAGACTGGCTGCGCGACGCCATGCTGTCGCCGCTGGGCATCCTCAAGATCGGCCGCTGCATGTCGCTTCGTCCGAACCGGCAGGGCCACTACTACGGTGAGCCGTACGCCGATCCGGTGGATTTCGACGACTGGGTTCAGGACATGGGGGCGCAGTCCTGGGAGGCGCAGCAGTTCCGCGGGAACATCTACCGCATGACGGTTGAGGACGTTCGGTCGCATCCGCTGTTCAGCCGCGCCAGGCGCGAGGCTCAGGCTGATGAGGACGAAGCCAGGTTGCCGGGCGGAGACGACCGCATCATCACGCTGACGAGCGGAGCCCTGTCCGGCGAGGATCGGCTGTACGACACTTGCAGCCTGCTGGACCTGTACTTGCCGTACGAGGGCAAGGTTGTCACGCTGCTAGGCCGCATCGGCGACAAGCTCCAGGTGCTACGCGTGGACGACTTCCCGATTCCGCACGGTCCGTACCACCGCATCGCGTTCGACAGCGTGCCCGGAAATCCGATCCCACGACCGCCGGTGTCCGAGATCATCGACCTGCACGACCTTGGCAACGCCCTGTTTTCCAAGCTGGAGGACCAGGCCCGCAGGCAGAAAACGATTCTCGGTGTTCAGGCGGCGGCCAAGGACGACGCCGAGCGGATCATCGAGGCCGTGGACGGCGAAGTAATCAAGATGGTCAACCCGCAGGCCGTCCAGCAGTATAGCTTCGGAGGGATCGACCAGCCTTCGCTGGCGTTCGCGCTGCTGATCAAGGACCTGTTCAGCTATTTCGGCGGGAACCTCGACCTGCTGGCCGGGCTCGGAAATCAGAGTCCGACGCTCGGACAGGACCAGCTTCTCAGTGCCAGCGCGTCGCGCCGCATCATGGACATGAGCGATACCGTGTACTCGGCCGTTACGCTGGCGTGCAAGGACATCGCTTACTGGCTGTGGACTGACAGGGACCGGGTGGATTACGTAGAAAAGCGGGTTCCGGGAGTGGCGGACGCGTACGCCACCGTGCGGCTCGGACCCCAGGAAAAGGCCGCGTTCGACTACGAGAGCTTCGACTTCGAGGTCGAACCGTACTCCATGCAGCATCAGACGCCGCAGACCCGCATCGCCAGCGTCATGCAGATCATGCAGTTCCTTGCTCCGTACATGCCGCTGCTTCAGCAGCAGGGCAAGTCTCTCAACGTGGACGCGCTCATCGACCAGCTTGCACGCGACACGAACATCGACGAGCTGCGCGATCTTTTCGTGGAGGCCGACCCGATGATGGAAACGGCCGATGAGCCTGAAGCGCTCCCGAAGCCGCCGGTATCGAACCGGACGTACACGCGCGTCAACAGGTCTGACAGGTCGCAGCGCGGCGCTCAGTACGCAATCGCGCAAAGCCTGCTCGGTGCCAGGTCGCAGCAGTCTGAGGCAGAGAACGCCGGCGGGGTGTGACGATGCCGATTTACTGCTACACCTGCGCGTCGTGCGGAAGTCGGACGGAGGAGTTTCGGCCGATGAGCCAGTCCGGCAGGCGGACGAAGTGCCCGCAGTGCGGCGGGCCGTCCGAGCGCGACTGGGCGGCGGAGTGGGGGCACCGCTGCGACCGCAAAATCTGGCCGTTCTACTCGGAATCGCTGGGGGTCATGCTGCCGGAGCAGATACCGGAAGCCGTCGCCGACCTGAAACGTGCCGGTCTCGGTGGCGACTTCGACTCAGAAGGGCGCTTGAAAGTCGATTCGCCCAGACATTACCATCGGCTGTGTAAGCACATGGGGCTTGACCGACAGCGCCATGGAAAAGAGAGATGGGTGCAAGATGCCCGAGGAAGTCGCTGAGAAGGTTGAAAATAAAGGCAACGAGGTGGCGGCTGTTCAGGCCGCAGCTTCAGCGACGGAGCCTGATGCGGCTCCGAAGGAATCGCTCGTTGACGCTCTGAGCCAGATCGTCGATCCCGAGCATGACGCTTGGCCGACCGACGACGACATGGGCGGCGATGAAAAGGCGGCAGCGGCCGAGCCAACGGAGCCCGAAGCCCTCGATGGGGACCTCCTGAGGCGCGTCTCCGATTACGGATTGACGGCCGAAGAGGCTCGCAAGCTGGGCAAGCCGGACGCACTGAAGGCCGCGCTCGTGCTCGCCGACAGGCTGCTGTCGCGCAGGTCGCAGACCGGCAAGAACGAGCCCGCCCCGGCCGAAACCAGGCAGTCAGACGACACGCCCGCCGGCAATCCGGTCGAGGATATCCCGGAGCTTGACCCGAGCGTGTACGACGAGGGTCTTGTCAATGCGTACAAGGCCATCAGCAACCGCATCCGCGCGATGGAAGCCGCCATTCAGCAGGTCCACGGGCTGGCGGCGCAGACGGTTGCGCAGCGTACCGTGGCGAAGTTCGATGAGAGCATCCGCGCGCTCGGCGACGAGTACGCGGACCTGCTCGGCTCCGGCAGCACGGACGATCTCGATCCGCAGTCGGAGCAATACGCAAACCGCATGCGCGTGGCGCGGACCGTGAAGGCGCTGCACGACGCGTATGCGGGCTCCGGGAAGCCGCCGCCGCTGGAATCGCTCGTGCGTCGGGCGGTGGCGGCCGAGTTCAGCGAGGTAGTCGAAAAGAAAGCGTCCGAATCCGGTGCCAGGCGCGCCAGGAACGAGCTTGGGCAGTTCACCGTTCGACCGAACGGCCGAGCGGATCGCCGGACCATCCAGTCCGGTGACGAGGCGGCCCTGTCGGCCCTGGAGCGAAAATGGCGCGAGATTTACGGGCGACAGTGAGGTGACGTATGCCACTGAGTCCGAGTCAGATGAATGATCTGCTGACGGCAGCCCTCAAGAACCTTGGAGAAGGCAAGTGGACGGACCTGTCCACCAACATCCAGGAGTTCTACGGGATGCCGCAGTTGATGAAGAAGGAGAAGGTTACCTTCGACGGCGGCACGTCGATCCAGCGCAACATCATGGTTGACCACCAGGATTCTGCGCGGGCCA